GGCACATCGTCGAGGAGTTGCAGGAGCAGGGCGTGTACAAGTCAGACGTATACGTAGGAGAGGCGGCATCAGATGAAGAGATCGAGTTCGACTCGGAAGTGGACAGCCGACCCAAGGGACGTGTACGCCTCACCAAGTATTACGGCAAAGTACCCCGCGACTACCTCATTGCGGAAGGAGTGGACGAGGACGACATTGACGAACCCGGCTCCCTCGTTGAAGCAGTGGTCGTCATCGCTAACGAAGGCGAAGTCCTGAAAGCTATACCCAACCCCTACATGTGCCAAGACCGTCCGGTCGTTGCATTCCAGTGGGACGTTGTACCTAACATCTTTTGGGGACGCGGCGTATGCGAGAAAGGGTACATGAGTCAGAAGGCACTAGACGCGGAGCTTCGCGCACGCATCGACGCCCTCGCCCTTACTACCCACCCAATGATGGCAGTAGACGCCACCCGAATACCACGAGGCCACAAGCTAGAAGTGAGACCGGGGCGAATGCTCCTAACTAACGGCGCTCCGCAAGAGAGCATTATGCCGTTCAACTTTGGCCAACTGAACGCCATCACCTTCCAGCAGGGCGCGGCCCTACAGCAGATGGTAAGTCAAGCGACGGGTGCGTCGGATGGTTCAATGCCACAAGTACAGAACGATGTCACAGCCGCAGGCATGTCTATGTCCCAAGGCGGCATCGTCAAGCGCCAGAAGCGCACGTTGGTAAACTTCCAAGAGAACTTCCTGATCCCGTTCGTCCGCAAGGCGGCGTTCCGGTACATGCAGTTCAACCCCGAAGAATACCCCATCGGTGATTACAACTTCATCCCGTTCTCGTCACTGGGCGCTATGGCCCGCGAGTACGAGGTGAGCCAGTTGTCGCAGATCCTTCAAGTCATCCCGCCCGAGTCACCAGCACACGGCGCGATTGTGAAGGGCATCATCGACCACCTCAACGTCACGAACCGCGAGGAGCTTATTGCCGCTATCGAAGCAGGCAGTCAGCCAGACCCAGCCGCACAACAGGCGGCACAGCAGGCCCAGCAGATGCAGATGGCTATTACTCAGGGTCAGGTTCAGTTGCTCAACGCACAAGCGGCCGAGAGCCAGAGCAGAGCGCAGAAGTACAACGTCGAGGCTCAACTTGCTCCTCAAGAAGTCACGCTCAAGTATTCCGATCAGAACAACGACGGGAAAGCAGACGATGACTTCGAGAAGAGAATAAAGTTAAGCGAATTGCTTCTCAAGGAACGAGAGCTAGAATCTAAGGAGCGTCAAGGCATGGAGATGGCGAAGGCGAAGGCGGAAGCCGAGCTGGTGCGTCGGTTGTCGGCTGAAGCTCCTCAAACACAGGAACCCACTGAATGACACTTGATCTGTCTACATACGAGCGTGGCTACTACGGGTACATGAACCAAGAGGTCCGTGACCGCTCGGTGAGCTACAAGACACGGGAGCGGTACGGGCTGTTGTAGCCTCTGCGGCACAACTGGCATCCATTGCCACTCCAAAGACACGGGACTTGGCTGTCGTCGTAGACGAGCAACAGCTCTACGCTTGGAACGAGAGCGCAGGCTCTTGGCTCGCCATTGGCGCTAGCCAGTCTGTACTGCAACAACTCATCGACGGTTCGTTCGACGGCGGGGTAACCACCCTGCTGGCGTCCAACACGCTTGTCCCCGCAGACGGCACGGCCCCGCTGGCTGACCCTACTGGGCAGACGGCAGGCTGGTACTACAAGAACAGCAACAACATCAGCGACAAGATCAACTGGTACTACGCTTCTAACAGCAACCCTGCGGTCAACATGACGCTGACCAACTTCACCGCTCAGTACGCTGTGATTGATGTACGTGCCAAGGGTGGTCCGTTCTTCGCTGTCTACACTAAGCCTACGGGCTCAGGCGATGCGGCTAGCTGGTACAAGAGCCGCTTAGTATACATCCCCGCTGGTTTAGATCTGACGGCCTACATCGGCCAGACGATCTTCCTGCACTGGGGCGTAGACACAGGTGACTTCCCGACGCTACCTCGCGTTGAGTGTACGCTCGATCCTGTCTCATCTGTCGGTACCCAAGACCCTTCTGAGGAAGTATTGTTCGCTAACTTCAGCACGTCTACAGGCTACGAGGCAGGACGCTACGAGTTCGTCGTAAGCGCTCTGGGCTACGAGCTGAACAACTCTGACGTACAGTTCATCCTGTCTAGCGTAGGCGCTCTGGCCCCTGCGGCTGGCGACACGCACTACGTAACGCTGGACGGCGTGAACGACTACATCAACCTGACCGGCACGGGCAACTGCTTCGACCTGTCAGCAGGCGCTGAGTGGACGTTGGGCTTCACCGTTGACGCGGGATACGCTGGCAACAGCGACAAGCTGTCCACGGTACAGTCTGGTCCTAACCACCACGCCTTCTACAACGGCGGGCTACACAGCACGTTCGGTAACGGAGCGGGTGCGCTGAGCTGGAACACTGCGTCATACATGACGGGCGTACAGGCTGGCGATAAGATTGCCTTCCGCGCTAACGGCACCAAGGTACAGCTCTGGTGGAACGGCGTACTGAAGCACCAAGCTACTCTGGGTACTGGCGGCGTAACCACCGGCACGCCTAACAGCCTGACCATCGGTAACGCTACGACCTCCTCAACAGCTGGTTCGGTTCCTAACTGGAACACGTCTGTGG